GGTTTTCTTCTTCGTTTATTTCACTTACTTTATTTAACCACCAGCGCCGCCATTTGACCGGCATATTATAAGCATCGGTAAAACTAAGATCGCCATATTTAACACAATAAAAAACTTCCTCTAGAATGTAATTTTTAACTTCAGGACTCAGGCCAAAAGAAACCTACCGTTATCGGTATATCCACCTCCTCCGTATGGCCACACATACGGCATTTAAAATCCTGTTTCATATTAACGTCAGGTTCAACTTCTTCTAAATAAGTTCTAAAAGCTCTGGAGTCGCGTAAATTCATTGCATTTACAAAATTATTAATAAAAGTTTGATCTTCGTTACCATCAACACTAATAAGTTGATGTTTATATTTTGTAGTTACATTCTTTTCTAAAGGAGAATTAGTGGTTCGTTTTAACTTATCTTGTTCTTCAGTAATTTGTGCATCTTCCGCACTATTTAGTAACTTAAACTCTATCTCCATACCAGATGGTAATTGAAAAGAAAATCTATTTTCACCAGGTGATACAGGCAAAACATCCAAAAACCTCATTGTTAACTTACCTAGATCAAACTCATGTTTAATAGTATCACCACAGCCTGGACAATCAATCTCAACAGGATACTCGGGCCCGTATCCAGTAATTCTAAGAAATGTTAAAATAGCATTTTTATCGCCAGAAATCAACTCATCTACTTTAATAGATTTGTTCATTATAACATTGGACAACATAGTGTCAATGGCCTTACCACTTCTTAACAACGCTCGTGAAGTTAAAATATCTTCATCAGTTGCTGTAAGATGGCGAACTTCAACCTCTTCCAAATTATGCAATGGAGAACCTTCCGGATAAATCATTCCCTTCGACGGCAACATTACAAAATCGCGGGGCACAGAAAAACCCGCCATCTGATCATATTCAGTAGCTCGCTGAGATGCCACTTGACGGGCATACTCTGCAGGATTGGCAGTGATCTCTTGCGGGTTTATATCTGTAGAAACTTGCTTTTCTTTTTTTTCTTCTTCTTCTTCTTCAAATTCAATAGATGGTACTTTTTTTTCACCCATATTATAAAACTCCTTCTTGTATAGTTACAAGAAATTTTAATAAACAAACATGTATAAATAAACTACAAGTATTAGTATCTTAGAATGCACTCATCCGGACGAACCGTAATAGAAATTTCAAGGGGCTCACCACTCGCATAATCTAATCCACCAAAGTCAGCATCAGTAATAAATGCGCCCTTGATATCCCACTGTTCAACCGTAACACCAACAGGGTCCATCAAATGAAGGGAAAAATCCTTCTTGTAAAAAGCCGCATATCCATCACGACCAGAGATCGTTTCATGAGCCAAACGTGCCCATTCCATTACCTTCTGCGACGCTGACGGAGCAATAGGATCATGAAGAGTTAAAGCAACAGTACCCCACTCAAACTTACCAGCAAGATAACGTTTGCTATTAATATAATCAATCGTCACAGCTTCCTGAGTAAAAGTCGGTCGCGCAAAAGTCTTAGCTACAAATTGAGGAAGAACATCTTCTTGAAACTGAAAAAACCATCTATTTTGTCTTTTCGGTTCAAAAGTGTCCGCAAGCATTTGATTTACGGATCTAACATCAGCCATTTCATATTCTCCAAACTGAGAAATTAATTCGATTCTAAAATAAATATATGTGTGAAGGGATTTTTGTTCTCCCTTCACACAATATTATTTATTACTCACTAAATGATGCACCTTGCGGAGTCAGGGTGAAGTCAAAGATAATAATTTCAGCAACCGAAGTCGGTTTCAAGAAAATCTTACCCTTAATTACGTTCCTATCCACTAAGTCACCGCCTTCTTCAATAGAAGCTCTAAACTCATTAACACCATTTGCAGCTTGTACCGAACCAAGATATCCATTTACCATATTCAACAAGGAAGATCTTGTAGCTGCATTATTTTGTTCAAAAACAAAGTTGCGAGACATTCTAGAAATAGTCTTTCTAACCGTCAACATCATTCTACGAACATTTACTCTATCCAATACAGACTGTTTAGTTTGCAGAGTCTTCTGACCAAAGATAACAATACCTTGGCCGGGGAATGTAGCAATTGGATTAACACCAGGACGCTGATTATAAAGACCATCGCGTTGCGTCTGAGTTAATCTTCTTCTAACTTCCAATACTCTTTCCAAACCACCACGATTAAAGCCAGCTGGAGCGAACCAAGGCTGACCCACTCTATCATTAAATGCATACGCACCCATAACTTCTACCGAAGGCGGTACCCAAACCAAACGATTATTATCACCATCATTAATTCTAATCCACGGATAATAAGTAGCCGCATAACTTGTATCAAACTTCTTAGCTTGATCCTGAGCATTAGCTACCGACAGAGCTAAGCCTGAGCCCGTAGCTGTAGAATTAGCGATATCAAGAATTAGAAAAGCGTCAGCTCTCTGTTCAACCATATCAATAAACTTGCCAATAGGATTACCAGAGCCTGCCGAGTGAACACCAGGAACACCTAGAAGATTAAAATCAACTTCTTCAGGATTCGCTAATGTTTTCTTTGCTACATCAAAATCACCCGAAACAGTACCATCATTTAAAGCACCTAATAGATTAGTGCGAGGATCATATCCATCCCAACCACTAAACACTGGAGACACAAACTTCAGTGCAACATTATCTTCAAGACCTGTAGTGCGCCTTGTCGAAGAACTAGAAAAGTTACCAGAGTTAGAGCCAACCATGTTAACGAGTGTAAAATTAGTAACACTACCCGAACCAGAAAGTTCAGCAGTAGTAGAAATAAACAACATACCTGCATCAGCAGTAGTACTACCAGAAGCAGATGTAACAGTCTTTCTAAGTCTATCGCCAACACCAGGTGAAGCAAAGTTAATACCCATCACCTTTTGTTTATCAATAACACCATCTCTATTCTGATTAGTTACTGTAGGTAAAGCAGCAACGGTCCCGGTCAAACCACCAGGCGAGCGGGTCACGTCACCACGACCGGGCCCACCACATTGAGCTAAAATAGATCCGACGCCGCGGAACCCTGCGGGTCTTGCATCATCTGGATATCCATTTGTGTTTATATCAATTCTAACAAGCTTAGATTTATTAGCATAATCACCATCAAACAACAATTCAGGCGGATCTTGAGTCAAATCATAAGACACTCTACGATCACCAATAACTCTACCCACATAACTTTCAGAATTAACATCAAGATTAACATTCTCATAAGATTCTAACACTTCTGGCCTTCTATCATCATCTTCAGCCCTACGAATAGCTATCGAAAATTCAGGAAAAGAAGAAGAAGAAGTTTGAATATTAGAAACTTGAATCTTAATAGAATTATTTTCTATTTGTCCGTGCGAACGAGTAAAGAATCTAAATAAGTTATTAACGGCTCCTCCTGCATTTTGCGAAACTATCCACGGAGAGTTCGCAGCGGAAAATCCACCAGTAACATCATCAAATGCATCGCCATCTGCAGTAATAGAAGAGAAAGGAGTACCAGCTGCGGATGCTGCCGCTGTTCCTGCAGCACCACTTACGGTACCATTAAGATTACCATCTCACCTGTGTGAGAAGTTTGTATATCAGTACCCATCACCTTTTTAATGTAATTACCACTAGATTCTTTCATCGACAAGCCAGTAACAATAGTTCCACCCGCCGACAGCGCAAAGTTATCAGTTGTTCCGCTTAAAAGAACATCACCATCACCAGATGTTCTCTTTCTTATTATACCTGCAACAGTACAACCACCAGAAACAGCAGACACTGAATATCCGCTTAGTTTAGGAAAAGAAAGGAAACCAACCGTTCCTGCAGCAACAGAACTTCTTCCTAATACTCTTGTCACACTAAGCGTAGAAGCATTTCTCAAATATGATTGAGCTGCGTACGGCATATAAAATTCAGGATTTAATCCACCAAACCGATCTCTAAACTGTCCAAAAGAATTAACTGTAGTGGGAAGAAAGGCTGGGCCCTTCTTTGCATATCCCACCAAAGCAGCACCAATAGCAGCAGCACCAGGCGGTGGACTAAAGGTATCATCAATTTCCTGTGTGTATACACCAGGAGATACAAATACTTCAGCCATTTATTTTCTCCATAATTTAAATGAAAGTATGTAATTATTTAATTGTATTTTTTTTATTCATTAAACAACTAGCAAGATCTATACATTATGTTTTTGCTCTTGCAGTGAAGTTTCTTAAAGCAAATACGTTATAACCTAAAACTTCATACATAAATATAATTATAAACTTTCAAAAATACCCTTATTTAACTTATATCTGTTATAGTTCTACTTCTTCAGCGGTAGAATCCTCAACTAGAACCGGTTCAATCACTTCGGCTACGTTGCCGTCGCCTACATTATCTACGTCCGCCTCAGTTGTACATGACTGAATAAGAGCATTAGCATATTGCAAGGCACCTTGATTAGATGATAATGCAGCCTTACAATTCTCAAACTGATCTTCTAAAGTAGCCTTCTGAGCTATCAAATTATTAACCGTCTGCAAAAGCTGCTGCTGCTGTTCTTGAAGTTGTTCCAAACTAATTGAATCTGCCATTTATAACTCTCCTTTTTTGTTTTAAATGTTCCATCGGTAATCGATAGTATTCATTTTTATATTTTTTATATCCTGCCAAAAACGCTTGATAAGATTTTTCTATTTTTCCGACGAATTCCGCTGATACTCCAAGATAATAGTAACTTTGCATATCTTCAGGATACCTACGTAATCTATCTTTTGCTAATTGATAATAATAGGGAGCTTTCTCCTTCATATTTAGCTTACCCCAGTGGTGAATAACGATATTTGACTTTACATACTTTAACTTAGCCCTTCTTAATGAATTATAGAGGGTTTCATGAGTATTATACTCAAAAAACACCCTTGGATCGTTCCTAAACAGCCGAATACACGCGTCATCGACCGCGTTAGTGTAGCCTTTATGCTCTGGTACCAATTTAACCCCAAATTCGACCCTTTTTGAGGGTAAATAACCCCTTTGGCTCACTTCGTAAGCCCATACATCATCTCTTAAAGTAACCGCTTTTTGGACTCTTTTAAGGTTAATTTCGTCTATTTCTTCATCAGAATCCAATCTTAAGACCCAATCCGACTTACACAACCTTAATCCGGCGTTTAACGGAGTAGAATAGTCATCATGCCAAGGAAAATAAAGTATTTTGCAATCACCAGACTCTTTTACTCTCTTATTTCCCGTTATAACAATGATTTTCTCATCACATATACCTTCAACAGCTTTAATAATATTTTTTGCACTATTAAACTCATCACGGCACATAATCAGGAGACATATAGAGTTATTTTTCACTTAAACCGAACAATGCCTCGATGTACATATATAATGTCTCCATTTTCTTCTATAAAAGTCTGAATATGTTTATATTCATTATCTGCTTCAGCTTTATCGGCCGCTTTAATAGTACCTAATTTTGTGGTACTTAAATGCGCCACCACATCCGCATATATCAAAGAAGAAGTTACTTCTTTCTTATTTACAAGTCCAGAGATGAAACCAGCTAAAAAAGTATCACCGGCACCTATACTATCTACAAAA